ATTTGGTTCTGAAAATTTAGGTTGGCTTTTGTAGTTATCCATATTTATAATAAATTAAACTTATAATATGGCATCTTTAAGAAAACGATTACAGAATTTATTTAGTAGTAATATCATTATTCGTCCTAAAGGAAATGGGCGATTAGCCGTAGTAGATACTAACCGATTACAATCACGCGGAAACTTATCAAATACAAAAACTACAGATAGATATAATAGATTACACGGTTCGGGAACTATACAACGAGCTGGTGCATATGGTGGATATAATGCAAATTATAACGCTGTACAAAACAGATATCAGCTATATGCAGATTATGAAATGATGGATAAAGATCCTATTATTAATTCTGCATTAGATATTTATGCAGACGAATCTACATTAGAAGATCAATTCGGTGAAATTTTAACTATTAAGTCAGAACGTACGGATATACAAAAAATATTATATAATTTATTTTATGATATTTTAAATGTTGAATTTAACTTATGGCCGTGGATTCGAAATGTCGTTAAATATGGAGATTTCTTTTTAAAATTAGATATTACCGAAGAAATTGGAATAACTAATGCACGTCCATTATCTGCATATGAAATTGAACGAATGGAAGAATTCGATGAATCTACGGGTGAATATGATATTAAATTTCAACATGTATATGGAGATAAAAGCGAATATGACGTATTTGAAATTGCACATTTCAGATTAATGTCTGACTCTAACTTTTTACCATATGGTAGATCTATGTTAGAAGGAGCTCGTAAAGATTTTCAAAAATTAATGTTATTAGAAGATGCAATGCTTATACATCGTATTATGCGTGCACCTGAAAAACGTATATTCAAAATAGATATTGGTAATATTCCACCAAATGAAGTTGATACATTCATGGAACAAGTTATCAATAAAATGAAAAAAATTCCACACGTAGATCAACAAACAGGTAATTATAATCTTAAATTTAACATTAATAACATGTTAGAAGATTTTTATTTACCAGTTCGCGGAGGCCAAAGTGCAACATCAATTGATACATTACCAGGTATGACATTTACGGGTATGGATGATATTGAGTATGTTAGAAATAAAGTATTAGCTGGATTAAAAGTTCCTAAACCATTCTTAGGGTATGATGAAGGTGCTGAAGGTAAAGTTACATTAGCATCAATGGATATACGTTTTGCTAGAACAATAGAACGTGTACAAAAAATAATGATTTCTGAATTAACAAAGATTGCAATTATACATTTATATTCACAAGGATTTGATGATGAAGATTTAATTAATTTTGAATTAGCATTAACGCCATCTTCTATTATTTATGATCAACAAAAAGTTGCATTAATGAATGAGAAAATTCAATTAGCAACTGCAATGAAAGATTCGAAATTAGTATCAGACAGATACATATATGAATATATTTTCAATATGACTGAAGAACAATGGTTGCAACAAAGATCTGATATAGTAGAAGATTTAAAATTGAGATTCCGTCAAAATCAAATTGAACAAGAAGGAAATGATCCTACTATAACAGGAGTTTCTTATGGTACACCACACGATTTAGCAACGATACATATGAGTTCGGATGAGCAAGATAAAGATTTAGGTGGTAGACCGAAAGAAGGAATAAAATTTGGACAGCATAAAAATGAATTTGGATGGGATCCGTTTGGTAATAAAGAATTACGACAAATGACGGATTTAGAAAATCAAACAAACGCATTTCAGCCGGTAAAACGAGAAAGAAAATTAGCATTATCTAAAGAATCACAAGATTTATTATTAAAATTTAAATCAAAAAATTCTAGCACTAAAATGTTATATGAACAACAACAAACTACAGAAGATTCAGATGCAGGAACATTGTTGGACGAAAAAAACATTTTATAAACGATAATAATATTTATTTAAAAAAGATACCGTATGAAAAAATTAAAGCATTCAAAATATAAAAACACTGCTATATTGTTCGAAATGCTAGTACAGAAGTTAACATCGGAAACACTAACTTCTGATAAGTCGGTTACTATAGATATAATTAAAAAATATTTTGGCCGAAATACTGAACTTTCTAAAGAATTGCAATTATACAATTTACTAGTTAAAGAACAATTTAAATCAGATGCAAGAGCATTAGATTATATTAGAAGTATCAAAGAAACACATCATAAACTAAATCACGCTGCGATTAAACGTCAACGTTATAATTTAGTTAAAGAAATTTCTGATAACTTTATATTTGAAAATATGTCTAAAATACATATTAAAAACTATAAAGTTCTTGCTTCAATTAACATGTTATTTGAGTATGAAGATTCTGACAATCCAAAGCAATTATTAGAATGTAAAAATGTAATTTTAAATCATACGTTATTATCTAATAAAAAAGTTGAAGCAAAAGATCCAGTATTAGAAACTTATAGCAAACAAGAAAAAGATATGCGTTTATTAAGTTATAAACTATTAGTGGATAAATTTAATAAAAAATATTCAGTATTATCAGAATCTCAAAAACAATTACTTAATAAGTATATTACACACGTAGATGATACTGCTACATTAAAAACATATATCAAACAAATTATACCAGAAATTAAAACTAAATTAGCAAATCACGTTTCTAAAATAGATGATGATGTTACTAAAATAAAAGTTAAAAAATTATCTGAAATGTTGTGTAATGTAGAAACAATGAAAACTATTAAAGAATCACACGTTTTATCATTATTAAGATATTTTGATTTAGTTGACGAATTAAATGAGATACATGCATGAAATCAATATTACACGAAATGAAAAAAAAATTTGCGATAATTGAAAGTAGTCTTCGTTCTACAATTGATGAGCCGTATTATATCGAAATTGCAATCAGAGATGCTAGACACGCATTAGATATATATGCTGATAGAAGTAGAAATTTACCAGATGTAACAATATATGGATCTAATGTATATGCTTCTTTTGATCAAGAACAAATTCAAGATTTATTAGAATCATTTGAACAACAGTCAATTGAAATATCAGAAACTAGTTTAGATGAACTAGATGAACAAAATGTAACTGGTGCAATTGCTGGATATTCTACTCCAAATGCATTTCGTAAAAAACCTAAGAAGGTTGGATATGCGAGTGGATTAGAAGAATCAATTAATACACCACCATCATTTAAATATGGCGAACATCAACGTCCGGAATCACAAGAAGAGACATCTCAAGATAAATTTCCATTTTCGTCGGATATGAAAAAATGGCCAAATCAAGTACAAGAATATCCAGTTAAATTTACAGATAATCCATATGGTACTGCTAATATAAAAGATGAGTCAGAAAAAGTTTCAATAGTAGCAGAAACAATGGATCGTAAATATGAACAACTAATTGAAGGATATAGAGATTTTGCTAGAAATCCAAAAAAATCTCCAGAAAAAACAGTTAAAGATACAATTAAAGAAATTGCTAAAAAACTTCGAGAAATTGAAACACTAGTTAATTATAATAGTAAGCTTAAGACAGAATCAGGAATAACATCATCAGTTTATGGGCCCGGTACATCAAAAGCATTAACTGAAATATCTAGAAGATTAATAAAAATATCAGAACGAGTAAGATCATTAGGAGAATAATATGTCAAAACAAATTATATTAGATTATATGCCATTTAAACCAATTGGTTCATTAAATGAATCAAGCGGGGCGGCATATGGAATACCTGGTGGTTTTGTGGTGCAGGGTGTTTTACAGAGAGCGGGTGCTAAAAATCAAAATGGACGAATATATCCTAAACACATATTAGCTCGCGAATGTAAACGTTATCAAGATGAATATATCGATCAACACAGAGCATTAGGGGAATTAGATCACCCAGAATCGCAAGTAGTTAACTTGAATAATGTATCTCACAATATATTAAAAATTTGGTGGGATGGTGATGATTTAAAAGGAGCTGTACAAATATTAGAAACGCCTTCTGGTAAAATTCTTAAAGAACTATTTAAAGCGGGTATCGTATTAGGTATTTCATCGCGAGGTTTGGGTAGTGTTAAGGAATTACGAAATGAAGGTGTAGTTGAAGTACAAGAAGATTTTGAATTAATTTGTTGGGACTTTGTATCTAATCCATCAACTCATGGAGCATTTATGAGACCAACAAAAATGAATGAATCGGTAAGTAAAACAGTAGATAATAAGTATAATCGAGTAAATAATATTATTACATCAATATTATGTGATGATGGTAAATGTAGGATATAATATGTTCAAATCAAATAATTTAAATAGAATAGTTTCATTGTTAAACGAATCTGAAAAACAAACAGTATTTAGCAAAGAACAAGAACCATTAACACGAGAAGACAAACATAAATTTGCCGAATCGATTGCTTCATTTTCACAAATGGCAAACTCAGTATCAGGACAACGTAATTTAGAAGAGATCGTTGAAAGAATTTCGCATATGGTTGAAACTGCATCTAGATTAGTAACTGAATCAGATGATGATATGTTAGATAAAGTTGCAGAATCTAGAAGATTGAAAATGGTTGAAGCTGCACTTAATGATTTAAAAAAATCAGCAAACGAAGTTATAATACATGAAAGAAGATGTGCCGCTGCAATTGATGACATCGGCGAAGGTCTTAAAAAATATTATAATATGGGATAATTTGGTTTTACGATAAAAAATAATTATAATAAGATATAATATGATGAATACATTTAAAAAACTATATAGAGATTTTTTCGGATTGCACGAAGCAGCAGTTACAAACACAAATACAAATGTGCCTGGTGTTGATCCTAATGATGCTGCACAATTAGCATTATATAATAAAGAATTGGAAAAAACACAAAAATTAATGAAGGGCATGGACGAAGACGTAAATCAAAAAGATTTAGACGAAGCTCAGTTACTAAATCGTATTGCCGATTATAGAGGCGGTATTGAATATGTAATTAATGATCCTATGCTAGCACAAGAAGTTCAAGATGAAATTGAACAATTTGCAAACAAAAAAGGAATTAAACTAATTAAAAAACAAACATCTAAATCTGGTAAGGTTGGTTATTTTTTATTTAGATTAGGAGAAAATCCTGCAAAAGAATCACAAAAACTTCAAGGATATATTAGCCAGATGCCACAAATTAAACATTTTAGATTTAATGTTAAAGGACAAAAGAAACAAGAAGTACGTCCAGAAAATCCAGCAATGTAAATTTTTTAAATAGTTATATATGAGTAAAAAAGTAAAACAACACAAAACAATTGTACCAGGAAATGGTTTAGCAGTTAATGTATTAGGTCCAGAAAAAGAAGATTTAGCATACGCATTAAAATCTTGGAAACGTAAAATTAAAACAGCTAATATAATTGAAATTGTAAATGAACGCCGAGAATATACCAAACCTTGTGTCAAACATAGAATTGAAAAGGCAAAAGCAAAATATATTCAAATGATTCGAAATCAAAGAGAACAAAATAATTAAAATTAAAGCCCTAGCAGAAATGTTAGGGCTTTTTTACTGGTTTTTAAAACATCACTATATTTATATGAAAATACGTTATTTATTTATATAACGTTCCAATACAAATTAATTTCTATTAAGATTCTTAATAATCTTATTTCCAAAAACAAATTTAAGGAGAAACGAATGGCAAAATCAGATTTGCTAAAAGAAGCAATCGCTGACGCACGTACTGTAAAAGAGACTGCATTAGCTAATGCTAAAATTGCGTTACAAGAAGCATTTGCACCTAGATTAGAAAACATGCTGGCTGCTAGACTTCAAGAAGAATTAGATGATGAAGAAGCACCGATGGGTGACGAAGAATTGTCTGATGAAGAAGCACCAATGGGTGACGAACCAATGGGTGACGAAGAAATGAGTGATTTTCCTCAATCAGTAGATGTTGGATTAGACTTTGACGCTGATGGTGAGTATGACTTATCAGGTACGGTAGGTGCACTAGAAGACGAAGAAGAAGAAGACATGATGATGGATGACGAAATGGCTGCAGCACCAGAAGATGAATATGAAGATGATGATTTAGATCTTCAAGAGATTATTCGTGAATTAGATGCTAGTATTGCTGAACCTATGGAAGATGAAGAACCATTACATGAATATGAAGAGGAAGAAGAAGATTCTGCTAGTATTGATGAAATCATCGAATCTTTATTGAGAGAAGAAGACGAAGAAGAGGAAGAAAATTTAACAGAAGAAGAAGAAGTAAAAGCTGAACTAGAAGATACTAAAAAAGAGTTAGAAGAAGCTTACCGTACTGTTAAACAAATGCAAAGTGTAATTCAAGAAGTTAATTTATTAAATGCTAAATTACTTTACACTAACAAATTGTTCCGTAACTTTGACTTAAATGATAGTCAAAAAATGAAAGTTTTAGAAAACTTTGATAGAGCTGGAAATACAAGAGAAGTTAAATTAGTATTTAGCACTTTAGCAGAAAGCTTTAAAAGACCAACTAAAACAACTAAAAAGCGTATAGTTAAAGAATCATATGCTTCTAAACCAGTTAACACAACAGCTCCAAGAACGCAAGTTCTTAATGAAGGCTTTGAATTAGCTGACAGATGGAAAAAATTAGCAGGATTGCTATAATTATTATTAAACAAAAGAAAGAAAAAAAGGATAACTAAATTATGAGTATTTCAAATTTATTACAATCTCCTGATGCAACACAAAGAAACGCAGCAAAAACTTTGGTGAACAAATGGGAGAGAACGGGACTATTAGAAGGTCTTAACAGAGAAACTGAAAAAGCTGGTATGGCTCAATTGTTAGAAAACCAAGCTCGTCAGTTAGTAAAAGAAGCTTCACAAACAGGTACAGCAAATGGATCTGAAGAGTGGGCAGGTGTAGCATTACCATTAGTAAGAAGAATTTTTGCTGAGTTTGCTGCTAAAGAATTCGTTTCTGTACAGCCAATGAATTTACCTTCTGGACTAGTATTTTATTTAGATTTTAAATATGGTACAGCTCAACCAGCATTTGATAACGATAATGGAATTGATAATGTAACAACTAACGGTGGTTCTCCATTTGGTTCTCCATCAGCTGATGACTCTTTATTCGGTGTTACTAGTACTTCGAATGATCCTTCAGGTGGTCTTTATGGTGCAGGTCGTTTCGGATATACAATAAACACGGTATCTGCATCTGTTGCAGCAACTACAGCATCTGCAGCTTCAGCTGGTTCTGGTTCAGCTAATTTTGATTCAGATTATACTGCTGACTTAGCTGGTTATTCTGTTGTATATGTAGCAGCTTCTCAATTATCAGGATCTGATTTAAATGCAGTTAGATCATTTATTTTAACTTCTGGTTCAACTGATAACATCATTACGCAAGCAATGAACGTTCAAGCATTTACAAAATACAATGCATCATCTGGTAACGTTGAATTCTTCGTATCTAAATCAGCAGCATTAAATGGTACTACAGGATACAAAGTACAATATAGCAAACAACCGACAGATATTTCTAGAGGTGATTTTGAAGATAACAAAGGAGTATTCTCTAATGGATATAAACAAGATCTTGATATCCCAGAATTAAACTTAGAAATGCAATCAGAACCAATCGTTGCTAAAACACGTAAGTTGAAAGCAGTTTGGACTCCTGAGTTCGCACAAGATTTAAATGCTTACCATTCAATTGACGCTGAAGCTGAATTAACTTCAATGTTATCTGAGTATGTATCAATGGAAATTGATTTAGAGATCTTAGATATGTTAATTTCTGCAGCTCCGACAACTGAATATTGGTCAGCTAAAAATAACAACATCTGGAATGGTACTGGATTTACTCAAGAAGATTCTACAGGTGCTGGTTATTATAACACTCAAGGTGGTTGGTTCCAAACTTTAGGTACTAAACTTCAAAAAGTGTCTAATAAAATCCACCAAAAAACTTTAAGAGGTGGTGCTAACTTCTTAGTAACTTCTCCTGCAGTGGCAACAATCCTTGAGTCTATCCCAGGATTCGCAGCAGATACAGATGGAACTAAAATGGAATTTGCAGCTGGTGTACAAAAAGTTGGTGCAATCAACAACCGTTATACAGTTTACAAAAATCCATATATGAAAGAAAACGTAATCCTTATGGGATTCAGAGGTGCTCAGTTCTTAGAAACAGGTGCAGTTTTCTCTCCATATATTCCATTAATCATGACTCCATTAGTTTACGATCCAGTAAACTTCACACCAAGAAAAGGTGTAATGACACGTTATGCTAAAAAAGTAGTTCGTCCAGAATTCTACGGAAAAGTATACGTTCATGGTTTGAATACACTTTAATATATTAATTTATATTAATATGGAATTGGGACAGTCTTTTGGCTGTCCCTTTTTTATTTTCTAATATTTATATAAAAAGAAGATAATATGGCAGTAGAAAGACATAAGTACTCAATGCAAGCTAATATACGTTATGATGGCCGCTTGGTCGACGTATTGGATAGAATCCGTGCTATACGTTTAGTTTTAATGGTTCATATAGAAAAGGACTTGGGTCCAGACCGAGAATTGGTTACAATTAAGATTATGACCCCGTATCCAGCACGTGACAGTTATAAAAAAATTAGGCAGATGTGTTTATCAAATATCGAAACTTTAAAAGATATGCAATTGATAGATACCACATTAACTAAATTATTTTAATTAAAACTTATTAAATATGGCTACTCCAAATTCAACTAAGATGCCACCGAAAACGGATATTAAATTTAGTTTAACGTTATCGGAAGAACAAAAAGCTGCAAAAGCAATTATAATGGAAACTCCATTTAACTTTATCTTAGGTAAAGCAGGAAGCGGTAAAACATTATTAGCAGTTCAAATTGCGTTAGATATGTATTTCAAACGCAAAATTGATAAAATTGTAATTACAAGACCAACCGTGTCAAATGAAGATAATGGTTTTTTACCAGGCTCATTAGCAGAAAAGATGGATCCATGGTTAGTCCCAATACGTAGTAATATGCGCAAGGTTTATAATAAACCTGACATATTAGATAAAATGGAAAAAGAAGAAAATGTAGAATTAGTTTCACTAACGCATTTTAGGGGAAGAACATTTGATAACTCAGTTTGTATTGTTGATGAATTTCAAAATTTAACTAAACAACAATTACAAATGGTTTTATCTCGTTTAGGTAAAAATAGTATTATGATATTATGTGGTGATAGATATCAAATTGATTTAAAATTTCAAAATGATTCTGCAGTACATGAAGTACCTAAAATAAAACCATCTAAATGGGTCAATGAAATTATTTTAACAGATAATCATCGACACGAATCGTTAGATGAGATATTGAATTTATTAAATGAAAAATATTGATATTTATATATAAAGGAGTAGAAAATGGATTATAGTGTTAATAAGCCAATATGGCCAGGAAGTTCATCATTTACAACCGGTTCTACTCCTTTTGGATATTTTGATACAGATGCGAGATTTCAAGACGATATTGATTCGTTTGCAAAATTTGCTGCACAAACATTAGGATATCCGATAATGGATGTTGAACTTGTTGATATTAATTTTTACACAGCATATGAAGCTGCAGTAATTGAATATTCAAATCAAGTTAATCAAGTAAACATCGCAAACAACTTAATTAACACATTAGGCGTACAGACAGGTTCATCGTTTTTAGGTTCAAATGGATTTAGTGGTCAATTAATAGGATCATCATTAAGTTATGTAACTAAACTATCAAAAGCTTACGGAACAGAGGCAGGTAGTGGAGGTACATTGAAATGGTATTCTGCATCATTAGAATTAGTAAGTGGACAGCAAACATATAGTATACGAGAAGCGGTTTCTCAATCAATGGGTATAACTTTAAGTAATACTAGTTCAATTGAAATTAGACGTATATTACATAACCCACCACCGGCAATTGTTAGATTCTTTGATCCATTTGTTGGAACTGGTTTAGGTTCACAAAACATGTTAGACTCAATGGGGTTTGGATCAATGTCTCCTGCTGTATCATTCATGATGATGCCGATGCATGCAGATTTATTGAGATTGCAAGCAATTGAATTTAATGACCAAATTCGTAAATCACATTTTTCTTTTGATATACACGGAGATAACTTAAGAATATATCCAATACCAGGAACTCAAGGTTCGATGGCTACTCAATATTTTGGTACAGTTTGGTTTGAATTCTTATTCGAAGAGCAAAAAGCAAATGATGCCTTATTATTTGGTAATACCGCACTTATGCCAGGCTTAGTTTCAGACGCATCAAATATACCATATAAGTATCAATTATACAGTAGCATTAATGATATGGGCCGTGCTTGGATTATTAGATATGCAATGGCATTGGCAAAGGAAATGTTAGGATTTGTTAGAGGTAAATATTCAAATATACCAATACCAAATGCTGAAGTAACACTTAATGGTTCGGATTTAATTTCTCAAGGCCAATCAGAAAAAGAAACATTGATAACACAACTTCGTGAATTCTTAGAAAAAATGTCCAGAGAAAACATGTTAACTCGACAAAATGCTGAAACAACACAGATGAATGAAATGTTATCGAAAGTACCTTTAAGAATTTATGTAGGATAAGGAGATAGTATGGCGTTGTTTGGAACAAGACGAGATGCAAAATTTTTAGCTTCAGTTAATTCAGAAATAATTAATTCTATAGTAGATACCGAAATAGAATTTTTTCAAATGGATATTGAAACTAGTAATTCAAATATATATGGCGAATCTGAATCTAAATCATATTTAGACTCAATATTATTACCATGTTTAATTACAAAAAATGAAAAAACTGCAAACATGGATGATTATGGTCATAATTATACACGTGAAATTCAATTTGCAATTTCTCGAGATATGTTAGAAAAAGCTGATTTTTATCCGGAAGTTGGTGATATTATATTTTGGGATAATGAATACTATGAAATTGGTAATGTAGATGCTAATCAGTATTTCGCAGGTAAAAATCCAGATACTTGGCCTAATGGTGATAGTCATGGATATAGTGTATCTGTATTATGTAATGCACATATCACTAAACTATCTACGCAACAAATTAAAAACATACGAAATGGCGGAAATAATAATTCACCGGCATATAGATTTTAAGGAGAATTATGCCTAGATTGAATAGACAAAACATAGACAAACGAACAAATAAGCCAAATCTAGATTATACAGAATCAGGAATAGAACCAGACAAAGTTTTAAACCGAGCACACCAAACTAGACGCGATGATGATGTTGTTAGAACGCCAAAACGATCTATATATGATATTGATTATGCAGTTAAAACATTCATCGAAAAAGACATACAACCATTTGTAATTGATAATGAAACTAAAGTACCAGTGCCAGTTATATTTGCACATGGCGAAAAATGGGATAATGTTCGACGTTTAGGATATATGCGTGATGAAAAAGGATTATTACAATGTCCGGCAATCATGATTAAGCGTAATAGTTTTTCTGAACGCGATAATATGAAAACTTTGGATGTTAATAAAAATCCTGAGTCGAATTATATTATACATAAAGGTAAATATAGTCCTAGAAATCGATATGAAGATACTCTATTACCATTGCCTATGCGTAAAATGATGAATCAACCATCTTTACCGGCATATGTTGTTAATATACCTAAATATGTAACAGTAGAATATGAATTATTGTGTTGGACAGATTTTACTACACAAATGAATGATTTGGTTAATGATTTGTTTACATATAATAGATTTGCATGGGGCAGTGAGTTCAATACATTCAACGTAACAATGGGAACATTTTCATTTGAAACTGTTAATACAGTTACTGAAGATAGAATTGTACGATGCAGTATACCATTAACCGTATACGGAACATTGTTAGCTGAATCAGAAGTACAACAAGAATCTATACGTAAAATGTATTCGATTAAAAAAGTTTCATTTGATATGGTATTAGATGTAGGACAAAATATATTTGAATCAACATCAGTTCCTGTAAAATTATTGCAACAATATAGTAGCATTATTTCCGGAAATAAAGTAGTAGTATCTGGAGGGGGTAGTTCAACTACTATAGATGCAACAGCAATGGCATATTTGACACAATTAACAGATAAAGGTGGTATTAGAATATCATCAACACAAATAACAGTTGCAGGTGCACCAAAACTAAACCCTACTACTAATGCACCAGCAACAATCAATGAATTTGATATTTATATTAACGGACAATATATAGATAAACCAGCATATACATGGACTCCTGATTCAAATATAGGAACTCAGACAATAACATTTGATACTACATTATTAGGATATACTATAGATGCGGGAGATTTAATTGTTGTACATGGAAGGTGGGCATAATGACTAGACAATTTAAACCATCACAATTAAAACCTGGATTATATGATATTACATCATCATATGCAGTAACTGCATCATA